GCGCTGCTGATACCTCACGCTTGAGCAAACCGCTTGCTGTTACTTCATACTCTTCGATTGCTTGGTATGTAAGTTGGGTGATGTTACGAATGTCTTGAACAGACAACTCTGAATTAGTTGTGTGCTTCATGACATAAGTAAAGTCGTTTGTCTTCTTACCCTTAATCAACTTGTTGATTTGATTAGAGCAGAACAAACGCTCAATGATAGGACGAATGCGTACTGCACATGAACCATCATGTGATGATTGCACTAGCAGGAATGCAGCATGTGGGTCATTGGCTACGTTTACACCAATAGGTAGTTCCATAACCATCCAGATGTTAGCACCGTTATTGTACTCACCTGCTGCTGTGTATCGTGCATCGCCTGAATCTACCAGCGTATCTAGTGCGCTGAATACTTCCATGTTCTGCACAATCTTATACTTGTCACCTACTACACCAATCACTTGGTTGTCATTGTCTTTGCCAAGTTTAATTACTGCCTGCTTTCTTGGGACAGGATAGTAATCTGTTACTGACTCGAACTCGTTGACCTTATTAGAAACATATGCCTGCATATCTGCAAGCATTACATTCCAATCAAGACCAGCCTGCTTTGCTGCTTCAGATGCAGAGCCAGCGTTGACTGCAACGCCTGCTCTAGTCCAAGCCTGCTTGTTTAATCTAGCCAGCGACTTGTTATTATATTCTTCTGTTACTTGTTGCATTGTTCTCTCCTTTTGTTGTTGTTTACCACGATGCGTGGTACTCGAACTCTTGGTCTTCCGAACTGTTATCTATAATATCATTTAATCTTTCAACTGTCTCTTTAATGTTTTCCCAGTACCAGTCATCAACTTCTTGACTGCCAAAGAAGAATCCACTACTAGGTGGCAGTAGTTCTTCAGCATAGTCTGCTGTCTGTACTCGTAGAACTTCAGCACATGTATCACGTAGTCTGATAAGTAATGGTTTGCTTATATGAATAGGGTCGCAGTTATCTACTGCTCCTGTCTCTTCAATAATCCAACCATGAATAGCATTAGCCTTGCGCCAATATGCTACTTGCTCTGTATCTTTACGATATAAATACATATCTAATCCCATGATTAGTTAGCCTCATCTCCGAAGATATTCTTTACCACCTGTGGGTGTAGTTCATCACGCATACGAGCAAATGATTTGGGGTCCCAGTTTACTTGGAATACACGGCTAAGTAATCTAGCAAGAGAGTAACTTGGCTGTGCATTTGTTAGTGTTAGGAATGCATCTGCTGTCTTGCCTAGTTCATACTGATACTGAGCAAGCAATGCTGCTGGTGCATTGACATATGGTGTGTCGGTTGGTGCGTTGTCTAGTAGGTGTTCTAGTACGGCGAGAGTCTTCTCTTCGCCATACTTACCCATGATACCGAGTGCGAAGTCACGTACCTGAATGTCTGTCAGATAGTAAAGCACACGTGTAGTTGTAACCTCATCCATATCCAATGGTACGAATGATGAGAAGAATTCATCAATCAACTTAGCGCCTTCGCGCTGGATGCTGACATCTTCATTGTTTTCTAGTGTCTTGTATTCGTTTTCTTTAGTTGTCATTGTTTCTCTCTCCTTCTAGTCGTGTATCTATCCACCGATGGATAGACATTCTTGCGCCATACATTTTTATAGCATCTTGCACCCAGAACAAAGCATTGTCATCGTTATCTGTTTGAACTGAGATTTCTACTTGCACTATGTATTTCATTAGTACCAACCATGCTTTCTCCAGTGTGACCATGCGATTGAAGGCTTGTCATATCTGTGTTTGATATACGCCAGCCCCTTCTCAATCTGGAGAGGGGCGGGCGTTCCAGGCTTGGTCTTTAATACTTGGGCTACACCATAGGCTGTGGACTTAGGGTTGGCTGCCTTATGATTCCATGCTGATTCTTTACCCCATAGTTTCTTCAAGGCTGACCACTCACTGCGTCCCCATTGTGGATACTCAAGTGCAATGTAACCACGAGCATATGTCTTCGACATATAGGGTGTCCAGTAGTGAGGTGCAACAGTTTGCTTAACATACTCTTCGTCTGTTGCTATCTGCTTGTCTACATATTTGACATACGATTTGATTGGTATGCCAAACATGGTTGCAAGTATTAATATACCTGCACTTATGATTGCTTGGTACTTCTTTGCTGCCGTAAACATGGCGCTCCTAACTTAGATTAGTCTGCATATACTACATCAAACGGCTCATCTGGTTCATTGCATACGCACTCCCAGATAAAGCAACCACAATCCTCACACTCTTGGTCTTTGTCTAGCGCTATGTCGTCTTCTTCACGTGGCTCACTCATTAGTAACTGTCCTCTCATCTACTATAACTTTACGTCTACGTATACTGATACCACGATTGGTTAAGTATGCGTCATACAATTCCTTGTACTCATCATAGTATTTGTTAGCAAGAAATGTTTGTGCATAACTTGCAGCCTTGGCTCGTATCTTCATGATTTCATTCGGTGTCATAGTTTCGCTCCGCACTTGTCGCATATTAGGTTGTCTCCTGCATCCAAAGCATCATGCTTGGTTGCTTGCCAACATGTAGTGCACTGTATTCTAAAATCTATACTCATAGTCGTGCATCTCTCATGGTAGATTCTATCTCGTTTACTGTGTCCTGATGACCTGCTTCCGCAGAGTCATAGGTCTGATACCTACGGGTAAAAGGTTCTACTTCCATATCACGCTCATCAAATACCATGGTCTCGTATAGGTCTAGACCATGGGCAAATGGCAATGCAACTGTAGATACTTGCAGGTTTGCTACTGCTGTCTTTAGATTCATTATCTGTGGTTTACCCTTGCTTCCCAATATCTGCGGTTAGTCTTTAGTCTGAGGCGTAGCAGTTTATTATCCTGCTGCAATCTGTAGTTTGCAATGGTAGTTAGTACCATAATGAATATAGATGAGGCTAGGGCTATAGTAATACCTAGCACTTCTGCTGCTGATAGATACATAATCTCTCCTAGAATTATAATGGACTTGCAGGTGTCCGAAGTGGTTACGGCGTTCCCGCCAAAAAAAATAGATAGGTGAGTGACATTTCTGCCACCCACCTACCTGATATTTAAGCGTTAACTTCTACTGCATGTACTTCCAACTGGAGTGTTGGTGCGTACTGCTTTTCACGAGGTACATTAGGACGGCGGTCAAAGCGAGTGACCATGCGTCCTGTGATTGTGATTGGCATTGAGGCTTCTGTTCCTGCCTTGGTTGCACCTAGGATTTCACTTACTGTGGAATCATCTAGCGCAACTACATTCATGCCAACTACATATACCTGTCGGTCTGCAGTTCCATCTGTTGTGCGACTAATATCGCGTTGGTCAAACCAGCCTGTAAGCAATGTTCCACGCTCGTTTGTATATGTCTTTACGTTCTTGATTGTACCTGTGATAGTTACTTCGTTCTTCATCTGTCTTACTCTCCTTAGTTAGTTGATTAGTTTACTTACTTGGCTGGCAAGCCCGCCAAAGGCGACGGGCTTGCCTGCTTTGAATGCCTATCTGACATTCAATTCTAGTGGTTGGTCACATGCTTGGCAATCGTTGAATGCTTTTGGGGTAAGCAGATTGCACCAGTGACATTGAACTTCCCTAGCGCGTTGGCGCTGGTCTTCTAGTTCCCAATATTCCTCATAGACACCGCCGTCCATGAGTTGTGCGATTGGTGGCAAGAACTCGCTACGAGTTGTCGGTTCGTCAGTGTCTAGAAACTTGACAGCGAGTTGTACCAGTTTGCAGTTGTCGTCCCATACTTCTATCATCTGTGCTCTCCTTGTAGGTGGTTTGATATATGTAACTGATGCGACCCACTCGCTTGCCGAGGGAGCATCAGATGTATCGTAGGTTAGGCAGTTGCCAGACTCACCTAACCTATCGTCCTCATGCAGATTCCAAGCATTGTCATCTGCTTGAGCCTCTGCGGTATCTATGCAGTTTTGGCATTGCATAGGCAGGAATCCTTCCTGCCTGTCTCGTTCTATCACCATGCATTCGTAGCAGGTGTTCTGGACTGTGATGCCTATTGACTCGTTCATTTATAGAATACCTCCGTATCTACTCCACATTCCTCACAATAGAGGAAGTCACATTGGGCACAAGCCCACATTCTATTACTGCTACAGCGTGGGCAATTGCTATCTGCTGGTACTGTATGGAACTCGTTAGTTGCGTGGTTCCAAGTGCATTCGGGGCTCATGCTTGGCACCTGTGCCAATCTCCGCACTGACCGCATTGGATACAGGTGCAGTCACCGCCTGAGCCACAAGACTCGCACCAGTTCTGCTTACAGCCGTTACATTCAACGACTGAGTCGTTCATGGCACACACTGGGCATGCACCATCGAAGACTGTCATAGTTCTGACTACTGACATGATTACCTTTCTGTGTTAGAGAGATTCTAACTACAGAATCCAGACCAGCATAGGCTGAGACGGCTGTCAAGCCCTGCTCTTTTCAAGGGCTTGATAGACTAGCAGTCTATGCTATAGCGATAGGCAACCACAGTATACTGGTTTAAATTATACTGGGGCACAGGTCTGGTCTGTGCCTAGGCAGACTCTATCTACGCAGACAGACTACTCCGCAGTACAGTATCTGTCTTGTAGTAGTAATCTGTAGTCTTTGACCCTACAGTTATTAACTTACGGTCGGAGTATGTATTGTATCTCTACCAAAAATATTTCCGTACAGTAGGACTCCAGTACTGTCTGACCTGCAGTTTTGTAAATAGTTCTATAGAAAGTGTTCGTTTGACCTATTTGAACGGATTAATATATAGTAGATAGTAAAATAGTTCAGAAGTCTTTTTAGAGCCTTCTTCACTCTGTTACTATAGACTGTACTAAACTGCTACAAGGCAGGTGAATACTGTCCATAACTAGGGGGCTAGATGACGTTTGAAAAGGGGGCGACTAACCCCAAGACTGCCAAGACCAAGCAAGCCAAGGAGCAGGTTCTCCTTCACGTGGCTGAGGGAATGTCGTTGGCAAAGGCGATGGAAAAGGTGGGCAGCAAGCCCGATACCGCCCGCATCTGGATATACAGAGATGCAGACTTTGCCCGTAGGCTTGAGCAAGCCAAAGAGGATGCCAAGAGCAACTCTATCAAAGCCCTTGGTATCCCCAAGGAAGATATAACATTTGCCCAGTTCTCTGAAATGTTTTTGGGGTCGAAGGTATTCCCCCACCACCAAGACTGGATTGACTTGATTGAGGGGCGCGAACCTTCGTGGCTCCACCCTTCTATGACCTATGACCCAGGCGACCAGACTCGCCTATTAATAAACGTGCCTCCTGAGCATGCCAAGTCCACTGTGGTCACGGTGAACTATTCGACCTACCGTATCGCCATCAACTCTAACGTCCGCATCATCGTGGTCTCCAAGACGTTGAACAAAGCACGCGAGTTTGTATACTCAATTAAGAATCGGTTGTCCCACCCTCGTTACGCCAAGATGCAGAATACGTTCGGTCCTGAAGGCGGCTGGAAGGGTGACGCAGACACCTGGCGTGTAGATACCGTCTACCTTGGTGGCGATGCGCGTGATTCATCTGAGAAGGACCCGACTATCCAAGCCCTAGGTATGGGTGGTCAAATTTACGGTGCTCGTGCCGACCTAATTATTTTGGACGACTGCATCACTACGGCTAACGCCCATGAGTATGAGAAGCAGATTAACTGGCTACAGAAGGAAGTTATTACCCGTCTGGGCAAGAACGGTAAACTGCTTATAGTGGGAACGCGAATTGCGCCCACAGATTTCTATAAAGAGTTAAGAGACCCGAAGTACTGGTCTAACGGCAAAAGCCCATTTACCTATATGGGTATGCCAGCAGTTCTTGAGTATAAAGATAAGGTTAAAAACTGGGTAACTCTTTGGGGTAGGTCTGATATTCCTTGGGATGGGGATGAAGATACTCCAGATGCAGATGGTCTATATCCTAAATGGAATGGCGAAGCCCTTAATAAAAGACGCGGTGAAGTTACCGCCTCTACTTGGGCGCTTGTTTACCAGCAAGAGGATGTGACTGAGGATGCAATCTTCTCAGCACCTTTGGTGCAAGGCTGTGTCAATGGCATGCGTAAACGTGGTCCACTAGACCCAAATAAGCCTGGACATCCAGACCGAGTTAGTGGCTATACCATTATCGGCTTTGACCCAGCAATGACTGGTAACTCAGCATTCGTGGTAATTAATTATAACGCTGCTGATAGCCGTATATATGTGCTTGACTGTGTAAACATGTCAGAGCCTACACCTGCAAAAATTAGAAACACAATTGAAGAGTTGGTTATTACACACCGACCTAATGAGTTACGTGTTGAGATTAACGCACACCAGAAAGGCTATGCCCTAGATGATGATTTGCGCAACTGGCTTGCCCAGTATGGCTGTGACTTAAAGCCACACTTTACTGGTAAGAATAAATGGGACACAAATATGGGCGTAGCATCTATGTCTACGTTCTTTGGAACAATGCGTGAAGGCAAGTTCCAAAACAACAACTCAATAGAGTTCCCATCTACTGAAGGTTCTGAAGGCATGAAAGCCCTACTTCAACAGTTGATGACATGGAAGCCAAACACTAAGGGCAAGACCGACTGCGTTATGGCTTTATGGTTTGCCGTACTTAGAGCAAAAGAACTAATGCAAGCGTCTTCATTTACTAGTCGCTACAAAGAAAACCGTTGGGCTACTAAGGCGCAACTATCAAAACGTCAATCAATCAACCTAGACGCTGCCTACCAAGAGCAGTGGCAAGAACAATTCGGTTAGGAAAATATTATGCCAGCACCGCTTATTGGAGCAGCAGCAATTGCTGCTGCTAAACTCGCAGCAAAAAAACTTGCAGTAAGTACAGCAAAAAAAACTGGGACTAAGGGTAGTGTTAAGAAAGTAAAGAAATCAATCAACAGCCCAAAAATGCAAAGTAAATTTGAAAATCTTACTAAAGGTTCAAACACATTAAGTCCTAGTTCTATGGCAAAAGCAAATAGAACAAAGCCAGTACCTGTAAAAAGAAAGGCTAAGTAACATGCCAGCACCAATCGTAGGCGCAGCAGTTGCAGCAGCAACTCGTTTTGCTGCAAAAAAAATTGCACAAAAGAAAGTAAAACAAGGATTAGCAAAAGCCGCTTCAAGAAGGACTGCAAGGATTGCAAGCAATAGTGTAAAGCCCGTTAAGGCTGGCGCTGCTAACGCAGCCAAGTTTAATCAAGGAAGCATGATGCGAACTACTGATGCAGCAACTGGTGCTGCTGCACGTAAAGGCGCTGCGCGTCTTGGTGTAACTGGCACTAAAGGCGTTCAAAAGCCAATTAAAATTAATACAGACCCTACAAAACCAAAAGGTGTTTTTGGTCCGCTAAAGAAAAAAATAGCAGCAAAAAGTCCAGAAGGTCGTGCTAATGTAAGGGCTAATGCTCGCGGTCTTAAGGCTGCCAATAAGCCTGTATCTAAGAAAAATGCTGGTCAAACTGCTAGCAAAATTAAAACAGATATAATTAAAAACGCTACACCAGCGCGTGCTAATCGCACTCGCCTTGGTAAAAGCGCATTTAAGTCTAAGTAATTTTTAATCAATCGTTAGGACAATAATGTTATCAGTTAAGCAGATTGCGGCGCGTGTTGAGTCGCTTAAACACCGCGCACGCGAGCGCGATTCTAGACATGAAGATGTCCTAGCAGTACGTCGTGGTCAAATCTCTAGCGTCTATCCTGACTTCTTTCCAGAAGGAGTAGATGCAAACGTAGTAGCAAACTTTATTGATGTTGTTGCACGAGACCTATCTGAAGTTATGGCTCCGCTTCCAGCGATTAACTGCTCTGCAATTAACCAGGTTGAGGATAAGTCACGTAAGTTTGCTGACACTCGTACTCGTATTGCTGCAAACTATTTCATTAATTCAGATTTACAAGTGCAGATGTATACTGGTGCAGACTGGTATCTCACATTTGGTTTCGTCCCTTTCATTATTGAATTCGACGAAGAGGCAAAACTGCCGCGTGTTCGCATAGAAAACCCTGTAGGTGCTTACCCAGAGTATGACCGCTATGGACGCTGCATTGCTTTTGCCAAGAAATACCGTATGACAGTTGCCGAATTGGTGTCTCAGTTCCCTGAGCATGAAGAAGGCATTCTTGGTAAAGATGGCTATGAGCAAGACATGAATAGTTATCTAACTGTCATTCGATACTACGATAAAGAACAGTCTGTAATTTATGTTCCAGACCGTAAAAACTACGCAGTATCAACAGCGGTTAATCCAATAAAGAAAATGCTAGTTCACATTGCACGTCGCCCATCTATCGATGGCGAAATGCGTGGACAGTTTGATGATGTACTTGGTATTCAATTGCTTCGAAATCGTTTTGCATTACTTGCAATGGAAGCAGCAGAAAAGTCAGTACAAGCACCACTTGTTTTGCCTAGCGATGTTCAAGAGTTTGAGTTTGGTGGCGATGGTGTCATCCGTACAAATAACCCTGCTGGTGTTCGCCGCGTAGAACTTCCTATTCCTGCTGGAGCATTTAACTCACAGCAAGTCTTGCAACAGGAACTACGTACAGGAACACGCTATCCAGAATCCCGTAGCGGTAATGTTGATGCTTCAATTATTACTGGTCAGGGTGTGCAAGCACTTATGGGTGGATTCGATACGCAGGTTAAGTCTGCTCAGGCTATCTTTGCTTCAGCACTTAAGAATGTTATTTCAATCTGCTTTGAAGTTGATGAAACAGTATTTGATGAAAAGAAAACAATTCGTGGCGTAGATGCTGGTGCACCATATGCACTTGAGTACACACCATCTAAGAATATTAAGGGCGACTATTCTGCAGATGTACGCTACGGCATGCTGGCTGGACTTAATCCAGCACAGGGACTTATTTTTATGCTTCAAGCATTGGGTGGCGATTTAATTTCTGTTGACTTGGCTCAACGAGAAATGCCGTTTGGCATTAACGTCACACAGGAACAAGAGAAGATTGAAGTTGAAAAACTTCGTAAGGCTCTCATTGGTTCTCTGCAAGCATATACACAAACAATTCCACAGATGGCTTCTCAGGGACAAGACCCACTACCTATCATTCAGAAGATTGCCTTGGCAATTAAGGGACGTAAAGAGGGTAGACAAATTGAGGATGTTATCGAGGAAGTGTTTACACCAGAGAATCCTCCTGCTGGTGCTCCAGTTGAGCAACCCGTCCCCTCTGCTCCTGGCGCTCCAGTAGGAGGCGCTCCTGCACAAGCACGACCAGATTTGCAAATGCTTCTTAGCCGTTTGAGTTCAAGCGGTGAAGCATCAGGCTCGGCACAGATTAGACAACAGCAAGTATTATAGAAGGGATAATCATGGCAGCACGTAAGAAGCCAGTACGTAAAACAAAAGTACAGACAGTTCTTAGTGATGATTACTCTCCACTAGAAAAGCACTGTATTGCAATTAATGAGTATTTTAAGGCGTTACGTGTAGCAGGATTTTCTGAAGCAATTGCGTTATCAATGATTCAAAGTGTTGAATCTTATCCTAACTGGATTATTCCAGACCTACCAAACAAGATTGATAATATTCCATATGATGATGAGGATGATGACTAATGGCTGAAACAAGAGGCGGATACCGCAAGCCAGATATGCCTGCTCCTACATCGGGTCCTGGTGCGCTATCACAGCGCACAGATGGTGGACCAGCGCAAGGTGCTAAGTATATGTCAGGACTTCCTTATGGTGAAGGGCGCTCAACATATGACCAGCAAACTGCTGCTCCTATGGCTGGTTCTGCACCGACACCGCCAGTACCAGAAATGCCAAGCGGACCACCAATGCTTTCTCTTAACGACCCAACACAACGACCAGATGAACCACTTACTGCTGGATTAAATATCGGCGAAGGTCCTGGTTCAGAAGTTATGAACGTTCCAAATCGTTCACAATCTTTAATAGATACCATTCGTTATCTTACACAGTTTGACCCATCGGGAGATGCGGAATTAATTTATAGGACACTCACAGACCAGGGGTACTAATGCGCTATTTAAAGCCAGTTGTCGCTGAAGTATCTCCTAATATTTATACCGCTGCAAGAACTGCAAATCTAGAACCTGCTCAGATTAATCAAGTAGAGCAGATGAGTTACGCAATTAAAAAGCACCGCCAGTTAGCAAAACTAGATAACAATATGGCGCGTAAAGAATTTGATAGACTCAATGGTAAAGCACAAGAGCAACTAAAGTTTTTGTTTAAAGATGCAGACTATCTGCAACCAATGCCTAGTGCTGCAGATAAAGTACAAGGAGTTTTAGGCGGAGCCTTAAAGGTTGCTGCTAGCCCTCTTATTGGTTTATTTAAACTTGGTGGACAATACAATCGTTTAATTAATACACCCTATAAGGTTGCTCGTCAGGTAGCCCAAGGCGAAGATTTGTTTTCTGGAAAGACATGGACTGATGCTTGGAATGGCACAGACATGTATGATGTCGCAGCACTTGATAAAGCCAAAAAATACTTTGGCGATGCAGATGTGTTCGTAGCACAGGGACTTCTTGATGGTAAGACACCTGGAGAAATCTTAGAGTCATACGGCAAAGTTGATGAAAAAGTTCTTGCTTCAATTCAAAAAGCATATGATGATTCAAAGAACTTTAAAGAAGTACTTGACAATGTAAAGTTTGCACAGATTAGTCCTGGTCGAGATATTGTTCGTATGCTAGGAACTAAGCCACCTAGGGGTGGCGGAATGACCTACGACTATGCAAATGATAACGATAGTCGTATCTCTGGAACTATTGACTTTATTTACCAAATTGCTATTGACCCACTTACATGGTTAACTGGTGGTCTCAGCAAGGGTATTACTAAGGGTGAGCGTATTAAGAACAGCGTTCTTCGCGCTGTTGATAGCGGTATCCCTATTGAGCGTGCCGTAGAAACTGCATTTAGAACTGAACCAAAACTTACTAAGTTGTGGGAGCAGGACCTTGGTCCAGCAATTAAAAAATACAATGATGCAACTGGTGCTGCTAAGGCAGAAGCCTTTAGAGAGATTTCTACAAACTTTCCTGGCTATGCCAATCGTGCTGCTGTGGAAACACTAGCACGCGGAAAAGTATTTAATGCTGAAAAAGCCAAAAAGTATTTTGAAGATGCTTCTAATCTTCACCTAATGCTTTCTGGTCGAGTTGATGGTATTACCTACATGCGTAATGGCGTAGTTGTTGCAAAGACTCGTCGCTTGTTTGGTGAAAACTTTTCTAAGTATCTTGATGGTGTATTTAACAGCACATCAAAAACTACATTTGCTGGTGCGGGACGCAATGCAGATGAAGTTGATAAGGCTTTAGAGCCTATTATTAAATCTTTACTTAATCCAGAAGATGCGGTACGCCGTATTACTTCACCAGATAAAGCAGACTTTGGTGTTGTTCTAGAAGCCAACAAGCAGATTCAACGCTGGAAGAAGGTCGGGCAAATGATTGCCCGTTCCCCAGCAGGAGCAGAAGTTCGCACTGGTCGCAATGCAGTTGAGACTGCAGCAAACTTTACTGCACGTGCTCGTATCTTACTTCCACGTGATATGGCTGAAGCGCTAACTGTTAAGTTCCTTGCATCAAGTGCTGATGAGCAATATGTTATTTTGCGTAACCTAGATGCTGCAACAATGTACTCAATGGGTCTTGGTGGCGAGACACGTGGCACTGAATTAATTGAAAAGACTTTGCTATCTAAGTATGGCTCAACATCTGGTTTTGCAAATAAAATAGATTCTAAGATTAACCCAGAACATGCAAAGTTTATACCAGATGGTGCTGTGAAGCAAAATGAAAACGGCTTGTATGTAGATGGTATTGGTCCAATCCACCCATACCAATCTACTTGGGCTGTTGGTTCACTACCATATGACGAGATTGGCTCCATGATTTGGAGCATGAAGGCATCAAAGAACAACATTATCTATGCTGCAGGTGGTGCTACTCAAGGTGCATTGGCTAAAAAAATAGTTGATGCTTGGTCTATCTTAACTTTGTTCCCACGTTTGGGTATTCGTTCTGCAATTGACGAAGCAACAATGTTTGCTTTGACTGCACCATCACGCGATTTGCGTGCATTTGCTTTGGGTGCTGGTCGTAAAATGTCAAACGTAACCAGAACCTTTACAGGTTCTAAAGATGCTACTGGTCCAATCCGTTCTGGATTACAGAAAGTGTTTAATAAGACGGGCGCTAAAGTTAATGCCGTTAAGGTAATTGGTGAGCGTACTCGAATTAACTCTGAAGAAGCCTTATCTATTGAGGCACGCGTCAATGCTATTCAGGCAAAGGCTAGAGAACTAAAAACAGACCCAGAACTTTTGACAAATATTGAAAAGCGCGAAGCGGTTATTGACGAAGTTATGTCATTGTATAGCCGTTACATAGACGCAGATGGTGCTGAGTATCTACGACAGGCATACATTCATCAGCCAGAGGCTTTGTATTCTGCAGCCAACTCTATTGTTGGTCGAAGCGGTCTATCAGGTGCATATGGCGAGGACGTTCAACGTGCAATACTGACACCTTCACAGTTAACTTTGGCATACGAAGGTATGAATGTTAAACTTAATAAGGCTTCTAAGGAAATTGACATTTCAACGCTTAATGAGCGTGAGGCTGTCCTAGTTCATTTTGAAAAGTTTGTTAAACAGTTTGTAGGAAACAAGTACAAGTTTAACGAACAGACAATTATTAATCCATCAAGACTATTTTTCCAATACAAGGGCTTTAGACCTGGGGTTATTGACGAAAAAAGTGGTAAAGAAGTATTTGAAGCAGCACTTGATGATGCAATGTTTTCTCTTGGCTACAAGTTTAACGGCTTGTCAAATATTTGGGAAAAGCCAACAGGCTTTCGCGCTAAAATTGCCGATGAATATCTAGAAGGTAGTGCTAATACAGTATTCTTGCGTTCGCAAGGACGCACAGATGCAGACATTACACGCATTCAACTAAGCCGTATGTTTACTGATATGTTTGAAACCTTTAGTGGTGGCGTAGATAACTTTAATGAGAACCTGTGGAATCTAATTCAAAAGAATCTAAAGGATATGACATCTGATTTGGGTCGTAAGGTTACTTGGAACCAAGCAGTTGCAAAGATTAGCCTAGATGATTTTGCCGATGCGTCAGAAGGCTTCCGTATTACTGGTAAAACAACAACACAACTTGGTGTTGGTAACTATGCTGATACTGAAAACCTATTTCGCCGTTGGGGTAATACTGCAATGGATATGATGGACCGTCAGGTTAGCGGTATTTACCGCCAGCCAGCAGTTATGGTTGCATATACAGGTCTACGTAAGAAGTATGCTTCACTAGAGCGTGAGTTCGCCCGCCAGCAGTATAATGATATGGCTGGTGGAGTATTCAAAGAGACACTATCCAACGCTGAAAAGGCACGCCTTAAGGCTTTGGCTGATGATATTGCAGAGAAGCGATTTACAGAACTTGCTACCCGTGAGGCTGCAGATACAATTCTAAAGTATGCAGATAACCCAGCAATTCGTTCTAACTTTGCATATTCTGCCCGCACAGTAGGTCGTTACTATCGTGCAACCGAAGACTTCTATCGCCGTATTTATAGAATGAAGGATGTATCTCCTAGAGTTCTATACCGTATGCGCTTAGCGCATGTTGGATTAGATGCTACTGGTGGTATTCATTACGACCAGAACAATGACCCATATGTAATGATGCCTATGGATGATATTCTTTTCAGAGCAACAGATACAACAATGCGTGTACTCACTGGTAATAGTGGATACTCACAGCCACAGTTTAATGAGTTAACTCTTAAGTTGCGCATGGTAAACCCATCATTCTCACAGGATGCTGGCGTTCCTACACTATCTGGACCTATCTCTGGTTTGTCTGTAATTGGATTCAAGAACATTCTTGGTTCTGTTCCTGGTTCATTGCCGTTTATCGGCAAGAAAATTGACCCAACAATGGAGCAGGTAGCAGAGAAGATTGATACATTTGCACTAGGCAACATTGGCGATAACATGGATATTAGACGTGCTATTGTTCCAGCAAGCCTACAGCGTATCTGGTCTATCCTTCCTTTTGATGAGAAGAACCGACAAGAGGTTACTGCTGCACAGCAGGCTATGGCTTACAATGCAGCAAATGGTCGCTATCTAGACCCTAATGCTACAGAAGAAGAGAAGAACGAATACCTAAAGAATATTCGTATCTCTGCTCATAACGTAATTGCACTACGTAATATCCTTGGTTTAATTTCTCCAGTAGCGCCTAGCGCACAGGACAGCAAGGGCATTCCAGATTACATTAAGACAACTGGTATTAATAGTTTACGTGGTGAGTTCTTTGATATTCTCAATAGCATATCTAAGATGAATGCAGGCGATGTAGATGACCCATATGAACTGGCTTTATCTACATTTATTGGCAAGTATCCAGGCAAGTTAATCTATACAGTATCTCCAACTGAAAAGGGTTCTAAGGTAGTTATTAAAAACACCGAAGCACTTAAGGGTTGGGCTATTAAAAACAAGGGATTAATCTCCACATATGGAGAATCAGCATATATCTTTGCCCCACAAGTGGGTGAGTTTAATGCTGCTACATATAACTGGTTGAAGTCTGCAGAACTTATTGAGAACAAAACTCTTGAGAAGTATTACGAAGACCTAATGGTAGCGGAAGATAAGAATACTTATTATCAGATTGCTAAGGAACAGCGTGCTGCTTTGGAAGCAGAATCTGACCCAGAGTTACGTGCGCAAATTATTAAGGAAGCAACCGCTGCTCGCAATTCCTTGAAGGCTGCAAACCCACTATTGAACCCAGCGCTTATTGGCGAAGGCAACAACATTGGTGATGAAGAAGTAATGCTGGGCAAGGTTGAGCAGATGATTGGTAGTGAGAACACTCCAATTGAGGCTGGCACACGCCAGCGCATGAGCATTGCTATTCGCTTGATGCGTGACTACATTGCATTTGCACGTAGTCCTGAAATCGGAAATATTGTTAATGCAGTTGAAATGAAGGCTGAACGAAAGAGACTGATAGAAGAACAACTTAAGGACTTGATGCTAGGAGATGCTTACGTGACAGAGGCTAACCGAGCAATCTTTAGGTCAATACTTAACTTCTACTCACGTGATTCTTACTTTGCATATAAGGAGTTAATGAGATAATGGCAGTTAATTATAACAACTACCCAGCGTATCGTGCTGCTGTTGAGAAGACTCAGAAACTTCAGATGCGTCTTAATGGCGCTAAGGGTTCCGCCGCTACTGGTCTTGCGGATGCAATGGACAGAGTTGCTGCATCAAAGGGTGAAACCAGCCCTGAGTATATTAAGATTAAGGCTGAGTTTGATAAAGTTCAGGCTGAGTATGAAGCAGCAGTTGCTGCCGCTAAAGCAATGCGTGCAGAGATTGATGCCCAGGCTGCTAAGCCTAGCGCTTCTGATGTAGCAAAGAAAAAGAAATCCGACTCAGCAACTGTAAAACAACTTACTTATGAACGTGATTCATTAAAGCGTCAGAATAAAATAGAAGAAGCAAACGCTAAGCAAGCACAAATTGATTCTATTCTTAGTCCTAAGACAGAAGCAGAAAAAGCCGCTGATGTTGAGGTTGGTTTAATTGATGATAAGTTTAGCGAGTACACAGTAACCAATGGTGTTGTTACCGCTGAGGGCGGTTCTCAGGTTGTATTTGTTGATGTTGTTGATGGTCAGGGAAATGTAACGCCAACTGCGTATAAGTCTAAAGCACAGGCTAGAGATGCATTCTTAAAGAACTATACTGGCAAAGACCAGATTAGAATTCTTCAGTCTCAATTGCTTTCATCTAATTATATTAAAGCAAGTCAAATTGCAGATGGTACTTGGATTAACGGCTTAGATTCTATGCTTGTTGCTAGAACAGCCAAGATGGTATCAGATGTTAAGTACGGTCTTGGTGAACCAATCAGTGCAGAAGACTTCTTAAAAACAAAGAGAGACTCTGGCTCTGGTGGTAGAACAGTATACCGCAACCTATCTACACGTGGCGATGCTCGCCAGCAAATTGATGAATACTTAATGGACCTTACTGGTTCAGCAGCAACAGATGAAGAGTACGAAGAGTACTATAAAATTCTTAACGCAGAAGAAAAAAGCCAGACAATGGTAAGTGTTGATGGCACAAGTACTGGCGATGTAATGACAGACGCTGAGCGTTTAGTTATTGCTGCAAAGGTAGCACGTAAGCGCCTCAAAAATACCGATGTAGATGTTTTGCTATCGTCTTCAAAGGGTAGCCAAGTATCTATGGATATAGCAACACTACAAGAATTGGCTTCTGATTATGGCATTGACATGACAGCAGCGGAAGCGCTAAAGCAAGTAACCCTTGGTATTGGTCAAAAGAACTATCTTGAAAAGCAGCAGGAACGTTTACGTCTTATTGCCAAGAAAATGCACCCTGGTCTTGCAGACCATATTGATGCAGGTGGAACTGTTCTTGACATTGCTAATACATATGCACGCGCAAAGTTTAGTAAACTTGGCGTAGTTATTAAGTCACCTACAAAGGATAAAGATGTAATGGATGCAGTTGCATCAGGTAAGTCAATAGCAGAGTTTAACAAAGACATGCAAGGTAATCCTATGTGGCGCTTTACAGATGAAGCACGTGAAATTTCTTCTGACTTCTTAGATACAATTGGTAGAATGTGGGGTCGCGGTTAATGGCACGTAGTTTCCGCGAAGCAGAAGAGGCTTCTAACGCTCAAGGTATATCACAGGCTGCACTTGACTTTGCCTTACAGAATGCAAAAAAGAATCCTACTAAAGAAAACATAGCAATTGCTAAGGATACTTTTACTGCACGTCAGGCTCTTAATACACCTACTGATTACACAAAGATTCTTGCTGATGCACAGGCTGCTACTGCAGAAATTGATAAAACAATTGATGAAGTAAACAGAGACATTACTTCAGTAAATGTTGCTGGTCAAGAGGTCGGTGCTATTTCCGAACGCATGGGCGGACCTGCTTTTGTACCAATTAATACCGTTAGTGGTGGAGCAAAAACTAATGAAAACATTGATGCGTTTGCTTTACTGGAAGCACAGTTGCGTCAGTGGGGTCTAGACTCTTTGGCTTCTACATTTATATCGCTGGCTACCCAAGGGTTTAAGCCACAAGAAGCAATGAATAAGATTAAGTACGATACAAGCATTAACCCATCTACTGGTAAAGCATGGAACTCAGAATACACAAAGCGTTTTGCTGGCAATGCAGCCCGTGTTAAGCAGGGGCTTAATGCCTACACTGAGGCTGAGTATCTAACACTTGAAGATTCATATGCCGATACTATTCGCAGAAACAATCTAACCAATCTTATCAGCACAGATGCCGCTTCTAATCAGGCACAGTTTGCTGGATATATGGAAAAAGGTTTATCTGCTACTGAGTTTGCAGACCGTATTGACGAAGTATCTAGCCGTGTAATCTACGGCAATCCAGAAACTAAACAACAGTTTAGAGAATACTTTCCTGCTCTTACAGATGCTGACATTATTAGTTACATACTTCGACCAGATATTACTATGCCAGTTATTAAGACAAAAATTACTGCTGCTGAAATTGGCGGAGCAGCAAAGCAAGTTGGTCTTGCTGCTACATCTAAGGGCATGGCTGAAACGCTTGCTCAGTCTGGAGTTAACAG